TCACGTTTCGTTTTTGTTCCGTTCGCGCTTGGTCTGCGCGCTGCGGGACAGCTTCTTCTTGTCAGCGAGCCTTCGGTAGTAGGCGACCGTCTTGGCCGACTGTCCCGTCACCGCTTGTATCTCCGCATCGCCGGCACCGCCTTCAGCCAACTCGATGCAGGCGAGCTTGCGCAGGCCGTGCAGGGTGTATTCCTGCGCCGCATTGCCCAGCGTCTTGCGCCAGGTCCTGAATGCCTTCTCAACAGAATCGTAACCCTTTCCCTGGGTCAGGTTCTTCGCCAGCAGATGAGCGCCATGCTTGCGCAGCGAAGCTACAAAGGCCCGTAGCCGAGGGGGGCAATACACCTGAAATCGATCCTTGCCCTTCTCATCCCAGACCCACATCCATTCGTCCGAGAAATCGTCGTGTCGCATCATGATCGCGGCGTTTGGGCGTTGGCCCGTGCCGAGGATCAACTCGCAGGCCACCCTCACGTCATGCGGGGCCTCGGCCAGTTTCTCGACCATCCATTCCGGCCAGGGCAGGAATTCGCGCGTGGTCCCGTAGAGGTCGATGCCGCCCGCCGGATTATCCCCTAACGGCCAGTCCAGTTTGTTCTTGGCGTAGTTCCACAACAGCCGGATGACCTGCAGATGATGATCCGCCTTGCGCGGGGTTGCTGCTAGCTTGTCGTGGATAGCCCGGACATGCGCACGGGTGGTCAGCCGCACATCCTTGTCGGCGTTCTTTTCGAGCAGAGCGTCCATCGTTCGCCGATAGCTGATCTTCGTCCCGTCGCTCAGGTGCTTCTGAACCCGCGGATCCGAGCGCCAGGCGACCACAAGGGCACGCCAACTCGTCGCAGGCGCCTTGGGCTTCTGCGCCGGATGCTCCCCGCGCTCGCACAGCCAATACAGCCGATCCAGTTCGGCCAGATCACCTTTCCAATCCAGAGTGATGACCCTTTCGCGGCGCTTGCCATTCTCGGTCCAGGTAATGCGATGGCGGGGCGTTTCGATGCCCCGCACAGATTTCCATTCCAGACGTGGCTTTGCTGGCCGCCGCGTCATAGCTCAAGCCCTCCATCCGGCCGCGCCAGTTTGCCAGCCCGTAAATTGCGCAAATGATCGGTTTCCCAGCGCACCACACCAGGGGCGATTTCTTCGCCTCTGGGCAGGTGCCCCGCCTTGACCAACTGCCGGAACTCGGCCGGCTTCATGTCCAGAAGCTCGGCCGCGGTCCTTTCGGACGCAAGAAACGGAGTTCGGTGCTTCATGCTAACGATCCTCCCCAGGTCCGCGCCGCCGAAGCTGCCGGGCCGTTCCAACCGGATCGAAAATCCAGTTGAGATCGAGCCCGAGCTTCCGCCCCAGCACCGCGATTTTCCACATGACGGGCTTCATGTAGCCACCTTCGCGATGTTGGTGATGTCGAGGGCGTTCTGCAGGTCATGCGCCATCGAACCGAGCTTGCAGGCGACTTCCGCCGCCGCTTCCGTGTCGCCGAACCCGGCATCCAGCATGTTCTCCAACGCCCTCGCCGCGCAACGCACTTTCAAGGCAAGGGATTGCTGTTCGGCAAGATAGGCTTCGAGCGAGGGGTTCATGCCGCATCACCCCTTGCCCAACGAATGCTTTCCGTGACGCAACCCAGACGCGTTTCCAGCGCCTCGATCCCGCCGCGCAGCGCCGCGGCGCGCGGCTTGTCCAGCCCCTCCACCGCGAAGTGGATCAGCCGGCAGAGGTCGAGGGCGTGATCCAGTTCGTCCAGCGCATCGCTCAGATGATGCGCGTTGCGGGGATTGATTTCGTTCGACGTTTGCACCATGTTCATGGGCAAGATCCTTTTGTGAAGATTGGGATTGCATGAGACCGCCAGGGTGGCCGCCCTAGCGGTCTCTTTCTTTTTAGGATTGGCAAGCATGTGCATCACGCTCCGCCGCGAAAATCTGGCGCAGGTGAAACACAATCTCAGCGTTCATCGAACGACCGTTCTCTGCGGCGCGCCTCTTGATGGCATCGCGCATTCCATCTGGGAACCGCACAACATACTGATCAGCCGTCCTGCTGGGGTAAGTCTTCATATCAACCTCATAGTGGCTCATAGCCACTTGATGGCTTATAGCCACCACTTGCGTCAACATAAAAATGAAGGCTCATTGCCACTATGTCCGAACGATCCCCTCAGAACCAAGACAAGTTCGTGGTGCGCCTGCCCGACGGGATGCGAGAGCGCCTGAAGAAAGCCGCCGAGCGCAACAACAGAAGCATGAACGCCGAAATCGTCATGGCTCTGGAGTATTGGCTTGAAGCGGACCTGCCTTATGAACTTGCGGTCAGCGCGGGCGCAGGCCCTGAAGATGCTCGCAGGATGGGAATGGAAGACTGGACAGAGCGCAGCGAAATCATTGAGGATACGTTCAAGCAAGAGCTTGAACGATCAATAGATTTCCTTAACCAGCTTCGACGTAAGCTTAAGGTTCGACCAACTAGGCCCGAGTCCGACGACTAACCCATGACCCTGATCCCCAACGAGCGCACGAAGCTGCTGGCGAACGCGCTGGACCGCGCCTCGACGGCCTGTTTCACGGTCGGCATCGCAACACCCGTTGCCGGATATATCTATAACATCAGTAACTTGCGCGAGAGCCTGCCCGCGTGGATCATGCTCGGAGGCGGAATCGGTTGGATTTCTGCCTGTGTCGCCTTACATTTGATGGCGAGACGCACCCTTGGAGGGCTGAAATGAGCGAGTTCGTCATTGCCTTCATCGCCATGCCGCTGGCCGTGGTCGCCGTGGGCTACGTCGCCATGCGCCTCAACGAGCGCGCGGTGAAGCACGAGAAGCACCACCCGGCCGAGTGATCCGGCCCGATAATACCGGCCGAGCGCCCATCGCAGCTGTTATCGAGCCGCAGCAAACATCGCATCGAACCGCGCGGCCGTGAGGCGCTTGCGGCCCGTGCCGAGAATTCCAGCGCCCATTCGCAGATTGACGTGGCCCGCCACGTTCCCCTGCACCGAGCAGGCGTGTGAGCAGTATTTGCTCCTCGCCCGCTTGGGCCGAAACGTGACACCGCACCACGCGCAGGCCTTCGGCGTCAGCGTCCGCCGCTGCCGGCCGGCACAAGACTTGCTGCAATGAAGTTGCTCGGCCCGATCAGGAAAGAACGCCTTGCCACAACATCCGCAGGTGCGGGCCGGGTAGACCCGCAGGCTTTGGTGATAGCAAGTCGGGGAACAGAAGCGGATTCCTTTCTGTTTCGGTCGGAACGTCCGGCCACATTGCGCGCATGAACGCTTGCACCGTAGCCCGGCCTGATCCTTCGCCGATGCCTCAGCGCATGCTCTGCTGCAATACATGCGGCCCTTGTAGTCCGGGCTCATCGGCCCACCGCAGAAGAGGCACGAACCTGCCAGCCTCTTGGCCTCATTCCGCGCCCGCTTGCGCTGTCGCTTGGCCTCTTCCCGGCAGGCCTCGCCGCAATAGGTGCGCACCCAATATGCCGCCGGGATCTCGGCTGCGCAGACCTCGCAGCGATGCGTCAGATCGATCGGATCGCCAGCATGACCGCCACGTCCCCGCTCGCTTCCTTCCTCCGGTTCAGCCACATCCAGTGCGCGGTGCTGCACAGGTGACTGCAATACTTGTGATGCCCCTCGGGCAATGGCGCGTGACAGCGAACGCAACGGGTCCGCTCTATCAGGGTTCCGGCCTCGATTACCCATTCCGGCTGTCCTTCATTCCAGTCCGGACGGGTAATGCGCAACGCCCGGAACACATCGTCCATCATCTCGCGCGCCATCAGATCGGCATCGGTCCATGTCCAGCCCTGCCGGCAGAGATCCCCGCGAATGCCGTAACGGAGTGGGCCTTCCAGACCGAAGGGCGAGCCGATGCAGCCCACCTCGAAGGCAATGCGCACCACCATCCCCAGGCGTTTCACGAGGTCACCATAGCGCCGGCGCCCGAGGCGCCCGCGCCGGGCGTCCCGCTCCTGCCGCGCCAGTCTCCGCTTGCTCGCCCCTGCGTTCACCAAATCCGAATGCCGCACCTTCATCCCATCACCGCATCCAGCAGCGCTGCGCTGATCGGGTGCTTCGAGACCGGCGCCAGGGCCTTCACGCCCTCGGGCGCCTTTCCTCCCCGGCTCGCATGCTCCAGCCAGACCTGATCGAGGTCCATGATGATTTCCGCATGCGCGGGCTCAATCGGCCGGCGCATGACCTGCGACCATGCGGCCAGTTCGGCCCAGCTGATCGGGTTCGGGCCGGCGCTGCCATAGCTGCGCGCCACGGAAAGCGCCTGGAACGCATCAAGCAAAGGCCATCCCGCCTCTGGCGCGATCACCCTCTTGCCGGCGAGGCGCGCCCTCAAGGCCGCGCAAAGCTGATCCTTGAGACGGCTCATCTCGTGCCCCTCGCCTGAATGTCACGAAGTTGCCCCGGCATCGCCCGTTGCTGCGCCCAGGCGGCATGCGCGACCATTCCCCCCGACACTCGCGCGGCTCGCCGATCCACAAAGGCCTGAAGATTGCCGTTGTCATCGACGCCCACCTTGACGCGAACATCGACCGCCTGACGCACCACGTCGCCCCCCGCGCCGGTATTGGTCTCCCGGGCACCCGCGAGAAAGTTCCGCGTCTGGTTGGCGTTCCAGTAGCGCGCCGGGCCGGTGGCCTCGATCTCCGGTCCTCTCTCCCCGACGATGCGCAGTCCGCCGACATGCATACCGCCCTTGGCAAAACCCGGGACCAGCAGCCCCCCGATCCCCGATGCCAGGCTTCCCATGCCGGGCATCTTCATGATCGCGTTGACCGCCTGGACCTTGGCAATCTCCGCGAGAAGCGCCAGCACGGCATCCTTGGCCGAGGCGGAACCGTCGATGACGCTGCCGAACATATCTTCCAGCGCATCCTTGCCGCGCTCGCTGGCGCCGCGGATCTGTTCCATCTTCTCGGCCGCGTCCTCGGCCGCCTGACCAGCCCGTGCATATCCGGCCGCCAGAGCATCGATCTCGGCTTCCAGTTCGGGCGTGATCTGCCGACCTGCCTGCTGCGCCGCCGCGAGGAGGCGGGCCTTTTCGGTGGCATAGGCCATGGCATCGCCGTAATCCTCGCCGGAGATCGCGACGGCCGCGAGAACCTGCGCCTCGATCTGCAAGGCCTCGGTGCGCTCGCGGATCGACTTGGCATCCCGCTCGAACTCATCGAGCTTTTCCTTGCCGCCGCGTCCCTTGCTCTTTCCGCCGCCCCGGCCGGCACGATCCGCCGCCGAACGGGCCTCATCGCCGGCGATGGACGCTTGGGCAAGCCGGGTCACCTCGGCATCGGTCAGCGTGGCGCCGGCCTCGCGCGCCCGCTTTCGCACCGCCTCCTCCTCGCGGGCCAGCCGCAGCCCTTCCGAGGTCGCGGCATTGCGCGCGTTTTCCGATTCGGTGAAACGCTCGTTGGCCTCGCGCATGGCATCGAGGGATTGCATGCTGGCCGCCTCGGCCGCATGGCGCTGGCGCATGGCCTCGCCTGCCCTGGACGCGGGATCGACGCCGGCGGCCGCCGCCAGGGCGCCAACGAGGCCGCGCGCCAATGCCGTGACGCTGGAAATCACCCCGCCGAGCCGGGAAAGCTGATCCATGACCCCGGTGAACTGGATCCGGTCCCCGGCTTCCAGCGTGTCGAAGGCGTCCTGCGCCCCGGCCTCGACCTCGCCGAGCCTGGACAGGAAATCCGCGCCGGTCATCTCGCCCCGGCGGAAGGCGTTGACCAGCCCCTCCATCTCCAGGGACGCCTCGCGCAGCGTCTGGCCGGCCTCGGTATGGCCGAGGAACTCCAGGTCCGCCCCGGCCTCTTGCAGCGCCGGCACCAGCTGCGCCGCCGCGTCGGCAAGCGCGGCATATTCCTGATCGAGCTGGCGCACCGCCTGAGCATTCTCGTCCACCAGGTCGCGACTGCGATCGAGGGCATCATAGACCTCATCGCCCAGCACCGCCCGCGCAACGCCCTCATCGGGAAACACGGTCTCGATCCGTTCCCGCAGGTCGGTGAAGTCCACCACCGCCTCGGCAACGGCCACGCTGACCCGCTTGGCGAAGGCGCCGACCGTCGCGGTCAGCTGGTTGAACTTGCGGTCCAGTTCGTCGGCACGGGCGATCAGATCGCTGTCGATCACCGCGCCCGCCTCATGAGCGCGACGAATGGTTTCTTCCAGCGCACCCTGACCCTGTCCCAGCAGTTCCACGAAGCGTTCGCCGCCGGTGCCGCCGAATATCTCATCGGCGATACGGATCTGCGCCGCCTTGTCGAAACCCTCCAGCTTGCCGAGGATCTCGACCATCAGCGCCGAAGGGTCTTTCAGCTTGGCTTTCAGGTCCTGCGCCCTGAAACCTAGGCGGGTGAAGGCCTCGGCCGCCGGCCCGACGCCGGTCACGATGAACTCATCGGCCCGCAGCGACAGTTCCTTGAACCCGTCCACCAAGGCATCGACGCTGATGCGGTTCTGTTCGGCGACGAACTTCCATTCCTGAAACGCCTGGGCCGAGATCCCGGCGCGCTTGGCCTCGTTGCCGATCTCGGCCAGCCCCTTGACCATCTGCCGGGTGCCATTGGCTATACCGGCCACGCCGCCGGCGGCCAGCCCGCCGAGGATGCCCCCCGCCAGCCCCTTGCCGAAACTGCCGATGCTGCCGGTGATGCTCTTCAGCGTGGCGTTGATGCTGCCGGCAGCGCGGTTCATGTCGGCTTCCATCTGCCGGGTCGCGGATCGCGAGCCGCGCCGCAGGTTCTGATAAGTCCGGGTGCCCTGTCCCTCGGCTTTGCGCATCCGCTTCTCGAATTCCGAGATCCGGGCCTCCAGCATCACCACCAGGCGTTCATCCGCCCCCACGCTCGCGTTCATCGCGGCCCCCTATGCCATCCACATGTCTTCGGTGAACCAGCTGGCGCTGCTGGTGAATTGCTCCTCGCCGGCCGCCGCGCGGGCCACGGCCATCGCCGCCGCAACGGCGCCGTCGATCTTGTTGCCGGACTTGCCCTTGTGGAACATGCGGTTGCCGGCCTTGTCGGTCTCGACCTGAATGTTCGAGAAGTTCCAGCGCAGGACCGGATGCCCGCCATGCGCCAACCCGCCCGACAGGATGGCGCGTTCCAGCTCCTTCACCGCCGGCGCCATGCTGACCCAGCCCTGCCGGAATTCGACCGCCGGCAAGCCGTCCTCGTTCAGGTTCGCCATCATCGAGCGGCCGAAGGTCGGGTCGAAGGCCGATTCCTTCACGTTGAACCGGGCGTGAAGCTCGCGGATATGATCCTCGACCATGCGCAGATCGACCGTATTGCCCGGGGTCGGGATGATGAACCCGTCCGCCGCCCATTGCAGGTAATCGACGCCATGCAACTCGCCCCGAGCGCGCAGGTTGTCCTCGGGACAGAAGAACCATGGCCAGACCTGATAGCCGGTGCCATCGCGCCAGGCGGCGACAACCACGGTCAGATCCTCGTTCTTCGACAGGTCCACCCCGAGCCAGCAGGGCGCCTGGGTGATTTCCATCTCCTCCAGGTCAACCTCGCGATTGCCCTGGTCGTAAACCTGCATCTCGACAAAGGGCGAGGTGGACTGGTCGAGCCAGCGGTTCAGGTTGAATTGCAGGAAGCTGTCTCGGTCGAAGGGCGAGTGCAGGGCTTTCTTCGCCTTGTCGCGATAGGCGTCCAGGTCGGGATAACCATGCGCGAGGCCGGGATTGACCGCGAACCAGAGATCCTCGTCCTGCCAATCGTCCTCGGGCTCGGCCATGAAGATCACCGGCAATGTGGCCGGATCGTCAATCTCGCCCTTCTGCACCTTCATGGCATATTCGACGGTCTTCCAGGCAAGGTTCTCCTGCCCGCGCCCCGAGGTGCTGGCGACGATCATCAGGGTGCCGGGCACCTTGACCAGCGCCGAATCCAGCGCCTCCCATTGCTTCAGGCCCGGCCGGCCTTCCCACGCATGAAGCTCGTCGGCGATGACCACGTTCGGGGTCTTGCCGTGCTGGGTCTTGCCGTCCGAGGCGATGGCGACATAGCGGGACGGAACCTTGGGGCAGGTAATCCGCGAGACGTATTCCCGAACCTGCAGGTGCTTTTCCAGACGCTTGTCGTTGTTGATGATCATCGCCGCTTCGTTGAACAGTTCCATCGCCTGTTCATGGGCCGAGGCCGCCGAGATGGTCAGCCCGCCCGCCTCGCGTTCGGTGCCGAGGAGATGCAGAAGCGTGATGCCGGCGCAGAGCGAGGTCTTGCGGTTGCCGCGTGGCAGCAGAAGCACCACGCGCCGCACCACGCGGGTGCCGTCGGGATGGCGCGGCCCGTAGATGCGCCGGATGATCCGTTCCTGCCACGGGTCCAGCTGGAAGGCCCGCCCCGGAAGCTTGCTTTTCGGGTGCTTGAGCATCCGCAGCCACTTCACCGCGGCCTCGCCCCGGCCCAGCGGATCAGGGATTTCGTCGTCATTGTCGATCCAGGACGGTCGCAGCATCAGCCCAGCAACCCCGCCGTGAACAGATCGTCATTGCCCTCGCTGTCCTCGACCGTGGGCCGGGACCGTGAGACCGGAGTGCAACCGAGTTCCGCCGCCAGCAGGCGGGCGCGGGTCATGGCGTCGGACTGAATGGCCACGGCCGGGTTCTTGCGGGCACTGATCAGGCGCGAATTGCCGTCCTTGTCGATGCCGTAAATCTTCTGGACATGGCCGAGCTTGCGGATTTCGCGTTCCATCTCGCGCACCGTGCCTTGCGCCACGCAATAATTCTCGAAGGTGCCCAGGTCCGCCTCGGTCAGGATGCGGCGCTGCGCCAGCATCGGCAGGATGCGTCGCCATTCTTCCTTGGCATCCTCGGAAAACCAGTCCGGCGCCGGCATATCCTCCAGCGCGTCCAGATCGGTCTTGATGTTCGGTTTCGCGCCCCTCATGGCATGATCCTCACGCAGCGCAGTTCCACGCCCTTGCGCCGGCCGATGGGCGTCACCTGCTTGATGTTGAAGGCATCACCGTTCCAGATCACCCTGTCGGCATTGGTGATGCCCTCGAAGAACCGGGCGCGGAAAATAACCAGTTCCTCATCGCTGGCACCGAAGCCGCGAATGAATTCCTCGGTGGTCTGGTCCACCCGCTCAGCGCGCAGGGTGCAAAGGCGCGTCCACGTCTGGACCGGCGTGCCGGCATCGTTCACGGTGGTGGTGAACCGCTCGATCTGGATCGTCTCGACCAGGTTGCCCGACTTCATGCCGCCGCCTCCGATACCAGCGCCTCGACCACGACGACGCCATGGGAATGCTCGCCGTCCGGGTCGCGCAGGAAGCGCATCGAGGAAACCAGCGCATCGGCGCAATGCAGCGGCGAGGCCAGCACCAGCCGCCCCGAATGGATCGCCCGGCGGACTTCCCCGCAGATCTGCTTGCAACCCTCCAGGGACGCCTCGCGGGTCCAGACGTGCAGCGTGTGATAGACGCGGGTATGGGTGCGGCGCAGGCTGGTGCCTTCGTCCACGGACTGGCTGTCGCCCAGGATGATCGCGGGCAGCTTGGCCGGCCGCTGGTTGGTATCGAGGATCTGCGCCGCGGGCACCAGGGCGAGAACGCCGCCCCAGGTGGTCAGGCGGGCGCGGATCGCTTTCTGAACTTCCAGATCGACGCTCATTTCGCCTCCCTGATCGCCTTGCCGACCGCGCGCTTGATGCGGTTCAGGGCGCGTTTGCGGCCGAGCCGGAAGGACGGCCAGAAGAACGGATGCGGGGGCACGGCCGAGCCATGCAAACCACCGCCGTGGCCGTATTCGACCAGGTGCGCATAGCGCACATCGGCATTGCCGGCGGTGACGGCCGCCGTCAGTTCCGGCACCACCATGCTGCCGCCCGGCTGCGAATAGGGCGGGGTCGAGAGGCCCGGCCCGGTGACCTTGATCGAATCCTTCAGGTCGCCATCGTCCACAGGCACCGTGGCGCGCATCACGTCCGCGATCTCCTCGGCCGACTTCTCCAGCGCCGGCACTACCGCGCGGCGCGCCGCCTCGGGCACCGCCCGCATGCGCTTCTGGAACCGGGCAAGGCCGCCGTCATCCGCCATCAGAAGGTCCACTCCCTGAAACCGTCGACGATATCGCGGACGCCGAACGGCAGTTCCCGCGTCAGGTCGGTCGCCGCCTCGCGGTTCTCAAACCACCAGGTCGCCAGTTGCATCACCGCTTCCCTGATCGCGGTCGGGATTTCCGGTTGGTCCACGCCCCCGAAACGCTCCTCGATGACGAAGCCCAGCATGCGCTCGATATGGTTCTGCGCCGCCGCGATCTTCCCCTCGATCAGGGTATCGTCCGCATCCTGATCGGGCGTCAGGCCGAGGTTGTCCTTCATGTCCTCAAGGGTGACGATAGCCATGTCAGGCATCCTCGCTGCGGAAGGTTTTCGAGGTCGGCAGAACATCGGCCTGCAGTTTCATGATGCTGTTCGCGGTATCGAAAACCTCGAAAAGCCCGGTCACGAGCCCGAACCATCCCCGCCAGCGCCCGCCACACGGCAAGACCAAGCGAAAAGGGAAAGGATCGCGGGACCGGGACGCCTGCCACAGAAGAAGCTGGCCGGCATCGCCCGGATCATTGCCGAGAACGATCTGCATGGGCGGGCGCCGGATGATGCCCTTGATCAGTTCCTCGGCACCGTCCGGGGACGTCAGGTTGGTCGCATCGACGGTTTCCCATTCCACACCCAGCATGCCGATAGCCTCGGTCTCGCCGATCTCGACCCATCCAGACTCCGGCAGTTTGACGGCGCCCGAGGCGTCGGCGATGTAGAGGCGGCTTCCGGCGGTGGGGTAAAGCATGGATCAGGCCTCGGCCGCGTCCACCTTGACCACGTTGGAGTTGACCCAAAGCGTGGTGTTCAGCTTCATGACGTTGTTGGCCGTATCCAGCGCCTCGACCGCGCTTGCCACCTTCGCCACGAAATAGCGCGTGGACCCGGTGCCGCCGGGCGGGGCATCGTTCAGCACCAGGCGGAAGGCATAGTCATGCGGGGTCTTTTCGGCCGCGATGACGGCGATCTGGCCGGCATCCTCGTAGTCGATGCCGCAAACCACCTCCATGGAGCCGGCGTTGCGGGTGCCCTTCAGGCGCCGGGTGCGCGAGGAAGCAACCCCGTCGAAGGTGATCTCGGCCGAGGTATCGCCCACCGATCCGAGACCCTCGGTCTCGCCGATCTCGGCCCAGACCTGCGAGGTGAAATCGGCCGCCACGAAATCCGTGGACTTCGCCGCCAGCGGGCCGCCGATATAGAGCCGGGCGCCATTGGTCGCGTAGATGGTCATTGCTGATCCTTTCGGGTGCTGCGCCGTTCCAGCCTCTGCTTGGCGCTGTTGTGATGATGGGCGCAGAGGCCCTGCCAGTTGCGGGGATCGTCCCGCAGCGCCGGGTCGCCCTTGTGCGGGATGACGTGATCCACATGGGTGGCGAGCGCCGGCCCGCCCTTGTGGCCCAGATCGCATCCCGGCCATTTGCAGAAGCGGTTCTCGGGCCGGGCGAGGAAGACCTTGCGGGCCTTCTCCCAGCTGCGCCCATATCCCCGCTGGCTGCTGTTCGGCCGGGCCTTGTCGAACCGGGCCTTGCGCTCGGCATCGCGCTTCGCCTCGCACGGGCAGCGGGCGCCCGAAGGCACCACCTTGCCGCAACCGCAGAGGCGAGGCGCGCGCACCGGCATCAGACCGCCATCGCCAGCTTGCGGAAGGCGGTGGGACGCACCACCCCGGCACCGACACGGCGGCGGGCGTGATAGCGCATCAGGCCGTTGATCCGGACCGAATAGGGATCGGCCAGGATCGACAGCGACAGCCGGTCGTAGATGCGATACCCGCGCTTGAAGTCGCCGAAGATGATGGGTTCGGCATCCTCGGCAATGTCGGGCATGTCCACCGCCTCGACCACCGGGCGGCCGAGGATCGTTTCCGGCTGGCCGGCCTGATAGGAGGGCTGCCACAGGTAGTTGCCATGGCCGTCCTTCAGGGTGCGCACGGCCGCCAGCGTGTTGCCGTTCATCACCCAGGTGCCCGCCTGGCGATAGGTCCCCGGCAGCGAATACATCATCGCAATCAGGGCATCGGGATCGAGATTCGCGACATGACCGTTGTCATGCGCCACGATATCGGCATTGGTCATGAAGCCCGAGGGTTCCAGCGCCGTGCTGCCGTTGACGAAGGCAAGGCTTTCCTTCTGGCCGAAGTCCTCGGCAAGGGCCATGTTGACCTCGGTCAGCACGTTGGCGCTGTCTTCCGCCAGCTGCAGCGAGATATCCACGAAGGTCGCCAGTTCGCGGATTTCGATATCGCCCTGATCGAAGGCCGGTTCGCTGCCGGTGCGGGTGGTGGTTTCGCCCACCCAGACCGCGTTCGTCACGCTGGTGCGCATCGGCAGGATCACCTTGGCGGCGCTGGTGCTGCGCACATCGGCGATGGTGCGGATCGGCGAGAACTCGACCAGGTTGCGGATGAAATCCGTCTCGATCTGTTCGGGGGCGAGGACATGGTTCGGGGTATCGCTGGCCGTGGTCAGGGCCTTGCCTTCGATATCGCCCGTGCGCAGGTAATCGATGAAGGCCTTGCGCTCGGCCGCCTGTTCGTCATCGCCACCACCGTTGCCGCCGCCCGGCCGGTTCGCCTTGGCTTCCAGCTTGTCCAGCCGTGCGATCAGGGGCGCGACATCGGCCTTCTTTTCGATATCGGCCATCCGTTCATCCACGACCTTGGTCAGGTCGGCCAGCGCCTTGGTGACGACGGCATCGGGTTCTTCGTCCTCGCCCTTGCGGATCAGGACGGCCGCGGAACCCAGCAGCGCGGTTTTGGACAGGTGATTCATCAGTTCCTCTTGGAAAGCTGCGCCGCAGCGCGTTGCAGGGCCGCGGCAAGGCGCAGAGCGCCGACCGCGTCTTTGGCGGAAGTCACCTTCGCGCCGGGATGACAGGGCAGCGTCACCAGGGACGCCTCCATCAGGTCGAGGGCGGAAATCGTGCGGCCCTTGCCATGCCGGGCGGCCTTGCGGGTGACGAAGCCGATGGAGATGCCGCGCACGGCGCCGGCCTGCACCAGGGCGCGAACCTCGCGGGCGCGCGGCAGATCCTCGACCAGCAGCCGGCCTTTCAGATGCAGGCCATCGGCCTTCTCCTCGGCCTCCTCCCAAACCCCGACCGGGTCGTTCGGGTCGTGGCCGAACAGCATCGGGATGGGCATCCTGGCGGAAGCAAAGGCGCCCTTGGTGATCACGTCGCCCACGCGGTCGGGCGCGCCGAAGGGCCAGGCCAGCGCCGTGATGGCGCCGGTCTGGTCGGCCAGGACCTTGGTTTCGATGAAGCTGCGGTCCATCAGCGCGCCTCCATGAAGGCCGCGCGGTCGCCGGCCATGGCATCGACCTGCTGATGAACCCACTGCGCCGCCCGCAGGACGCGCAGCACGTTGGCATGGGTGAACGGGACCGGCTCGCCGTCCTCGGCGATCTCCCAGCCCAGGACGCAGCGGCCGAGGCTGTTTAGCCGGCACTTCTCGCGCGCCTCGGCCGAAATCCGGCCTTCGTCATCCGCCGCCGCCGCAAGGTCGTCGACCATCTTCAGCCGGGCGCGCGCCTGGGTGGCGCTGTCCGGGCCCGCGATCAGGAAGCGGATGCCGGTCGGCTTGCCGGTCACCGGGTCCAGCAGGTCGAACCAGCGGCCCCGGTCCTGATCCTCGGCATTCGACAGGATGTCATTCAGCTGCATCGGGCTTGTCCTCGGCAGGTTTGGGCGCGGGTGCCGCGCTGATGTTCGGGTTCAGGAACTCGTCTCCGCCCTCGCGCGGCGGCAGGCCCAGCCATTGCCGACCCTCGTTCGGGTTGATGGTGCGGCTGGAAATCAGGCTGTTGATGGTGGTGGCGCGGGTCCCCAGATCGGCACGGGTCAGGTCGTCGCGGTCGAAGCGGATGACGTGGTTGCCGCGCTCCTCGTCCGAGAACAGCGCCCGGCGCAGCGCGCCTTCCAGCCCGCGCAGCCACGGTTCCAGCGTGTAGGACAGGAACTCGCGGCCCTTCTGTTCCGAGTTCGACCAGGTGGCGCGGGACAGGTCGCCCACCATCGGCGCCGGGATGTTGAAGGCCCGGGCAATTTCCTCGATCTGGAACCGGCGGTTTTCGAGGAACTGCGCATCCGTGCTGTTGAAGGTGAACGGCTCGAAGGTCATGCCGTCATAGAGGATCGCCGTGCGGCCCTGATCCTCGCCCTCATGCGCCAGCCGCCAGGCGGCCCGTGCCGCCTTCACGGCTTCTTCCTGCATGCCCTTGGGGATCAGCAGCGCGCCCGAGGGACGGGCGCCACGGGTGAACAGCTTGCCGGCGTGACGGTCCAGGGCGACGGCGATGCCGATGGCCTCGCGGGCGAGCGACAGCGGGCAACGGTCGAGGGGCGGCAGGAGGTGGACCACGTCGCGGGCCGGGACCGGCTGGTTGTTCAGCCGATAGCGGCGCTCGCCGGTCTCAAGGTCGAGGTCGAATTGCAGGAAGGACTGGCGATAGCGGATGATCTCGCGCGGCTCGCCGTTCACCCGGTTGACCCAGGCCAGCCCGCCGGCATCGTTCATCAGCGCGTCCCGGACAATCTGCCGGATCAGTTCGAAGCCCGTGGTCCAGTCGTTCGCCTCGTCCCGCAGCAGCGCCAGAAGCGGATGGTCGGGCACGTCCACCTCGTCCTGACCCTCGATCCGCTTCACGGTCACGTCGAGCGAGGCGACGGCTTCCGAGATCAGCTGGATCGCGTTCGCGACCACCGGCACCTTGAGCGCCTCGGCCTGGTTGACGACGATGCCGGCCGAGGTGGTTTCCGTCAGCCCGAAGAGCGACAGCAGCGCCGCATCGGGCGAGGCCAGCGACTTGCGCTCGGGCGTGAAGGCTTTGCGAAGATGGGTCCAGATGCTCATAGACCAGTTTATGAGCGCGGCGGCACCGTTCTGATAAGCTGGCAAAACCTAGGAAATCATAGGAAGTCATGGGTTTTCGTGGTCAGCACTTGCCACGAAGCCAGATCATGAGCTCGGATCGGAAGGCAAAATAGCTGCCCGATCCGGCCGGCCGGTAGATCGGGACCTCGGGTAGTTTTGCCAGGGCGCGGGCCTTGTCCACCGACACGCCCAACACTTCGGCGATCTGACCCAGCCCCCAGATCTTCCGCTCGGGGTCCAGCACGGCATCCGCGCGCCACCGATCCAGCGGCGGTTGTTCCATTTTTTCCTGTTTCGCCATCGTCATTCCCTGCCTTCCTGTCCCATGCTTCTCTCATCTCTTTGAACTGAAATGAAAAAAGCCTATTTCCCGCAAATGTTGCGCTCGGGACCCCCCGCCGGTCCCCGCCAAAGGGCCAAAATCGGGAACCCCCCCCCCCGGGTCACTCGACCACCCGGTCGAGGACCGGCACCCGCCAGACAACCGCGCGCCGTTCCGCCTCAATGATCGCCTCGGCATAGCTCGCACCGTCCCAAAGCACCGCCTGCCCGCCATCGTCTTCGACCAGCAGGACCATGAACCGAGCCGGGCAGGCCATCGGCACCCCGAGCGCGGCCAGCGCGCCGCGACGGGTGCGCAGCCCCCTTGCCGATCCGCCCACGATCTCGATCCGGTCAACGGCCGCAAAGGTCTGCCCGATCATCTGCCTTTCCTCTGCCGATACGGCCGAGGCCAGGTGCGAGCCGGTTGAGGAACCGGAGCGAAAGGCGCGCTATCAATGCCGCGCTCGACCTCCATGTCGATCCGCAGGACGCGCAACTCGCGCTGTATCCGCAGCAGCACGTCCGAGGCCTTGGCGTTGAGCGGTGCCCGGCCCATGTTCGAGCCTCCGGTTCCGAGGGACATAAGCTCGTAATCGATGGCCTTGATCCGCTGGATGATGGCCTCGGCCTGCTCATCGCTGGTCGTTCTTCGGAAGAGTTTCGCTGGTCGCCTCATTATCCCCACCTGTAACCTGTTGATTTGGCTATAGAGTGGCAAAAGTGGCAGATTTCATCTTATCGACCGTATACGCGCGCACCACACGCGCTTGCGCGCATACGTCTGATAAGGGAAATTTTGCCACTTTTGCCACTAACACTTAATTTTCAGCCCCTTAAGCCCACGCTTGCCGCCAGTCCCCTTCGCATCGGTGAACCCGCGCCCGCGAAGTTCCTTGATCAGCGTGTTCTGGGTCCAGGCGCTCATGCCCTGCCTTTCGATCCACTGGGTGAAGCGCTGGTGCAGATCGGCCGAGCTTTCGAAGCCCCCGACCACAAGGTCGATCTCGTCAGCGATGAACTGCCCGACCGTGTCTTCGCTGTCGAAATACTCGGCCGATGCTGCTGCGATCCTGTCGGGCACATCCAGCCCGCGCCGCAGCCACATATCCACCCCTTCGATGCACCAGCGCAGGATGGCCGGACCCTCGGCCTTGAGCTTGTCTGGCAGGCCCGTATCTCGCCGGTCGGGCGGGATGGTAACCGTGAAGGGCACCATGACCACGCGCGACCGGATAGCCTCGTCCACGCCCCGGAATGACGGCTGGGTGTTGCCGGCGATCATCAGGGTGAGTTGCGGGTCGAAATCGAAGAAGTCCTGCCGCATGAACCGGGCGCTCAGCTTATCGCCGCCGGTAAGGTCCTTGATGACGCTTTCATCCCATGTCTTGCCGCGCGGAAGCTCGCTGCCCATGACCAGGCGCGCGCCATGCAGGCCGGCGATATCGGTGGAATGACGCTCGACCTGCGAATTCAAAAACGTCTCCGCAGCCGCCTTCCGTGCATAGTCGTTCCACAGCCAGAACAGCGTGTTCAGGAACACGCTCTTGCCGTTCCGGCCCGTGCCGTAGAGGAACAGCAGCTTGTGTTCGTTCGTCATGCCCGTGAGCGCGTAGCCCGCGGCGCGCTGCATGAAATCGATGATCACATGGTCATTGTCGAAGATTTCATGCAGGAAGGTCAGCCAGCGCTCGGGCTCGGCCCCCTTCTCGGCCGGGGCCACCGCGGTCAGCTTCGTGATCATGTCCTCGCGCCGAGCCTGTCGCAATTCTCCGGTGCGAAGATCCACCGTGCCGCCCGGCGTTCCGAGCAACATCAGATCGGCATCGAACTGCGCCGCCAGCGAAGCGCTGGGGCTGTTCGACTGGGCAAGGAATTCGACACTGGCGACCGTGGATTTGTGCCGCAGGGTCTCGGCCCGCGCCTTCGCCCAGGTCTTGAGCTTTTCACCATCCTTCGGCCCGAGGCTTTCCGCCTTGCGGTCAGCCCAGCCCAGAACCTCATCGGCCTTCTGCCGCAGGAAGTCCCGGACCCTGGTCATGTCCTCGCGTGACTCGTCCCGCCGCCAGCACACGCCATCCCAGAACAGCCACCTGCCCCAAAGGGCCACGTATCGGGCATTCTCATCCCAGCCACGCCGGCCGATCTCAAGCGCCAGGGCATCGTGCGACAAGGCCACACCGTCGAAGCCGCCCCCTCCATCATCGGGTTCGAATTCAGACGACGCCGGAAGGTCGATCTCGACCGCCGCAGCCATCACGGACCGCACTTCATCGAGCGCGGATTTCTTCTTGCGCGCCCTCAT